CTTGTTCCCGGAACTGTTATACCAAAGGCACCGGGAACGGGCGGCTTGCAACCAATCCAGCCAGCAGGAAGTTTTGACGTTGCTAATCTGGTGCTGAACAATATGCGCCTAAACATCAAACGTGCGCTGTATAATGATATGCTTGGTGATCCAAACAAAACACCAGCTACAGCAACAGAGGTTGCCGAAAGAATGGCTGACCTGTCGCGCAGAATTGGCTCTGCGTTTGGTCGCCTGATGGCAGAGATGGTTCAGCCCATCTTGCAACGTGTAGTATTTATTTTGAAAAAGCAGGGGCGCATCGACCTTCCGAATGTGAACGGAAGAGAGGTAAAGGTTCGCAGTGTATCACCACTTGCACAGGCACAGGCTAATCAAGATATTGGAACAGTGGATCGTTTTCTTGAAATGGTTGCTGTTCGCTTTGGGCCTGAGATGGTCAATATGCTAGTTAGTTCAGAGGAGGCGGCGATTTACCTTGCCAAGAAGTTTGGGGTTCCAGACACACTGGTAAGGGATGAGGCAGAGCGTCAGCAGATGCAACAAATGGCGGCAATGATGCAACAGCAACAAGCGGCTCTGCCACCGCAACAATAAATGTCAAACATATCTATTGATGGGTTTCCGCGCCCTAAAGCGGTAGATGAAAAGATATCTCAAAATATTCAAGCATTGTTTACGGACGATCTTGGCAAAGAAGTTCTGTCTTACTTTCGCTCAATAACCATTGAAGCTGTGAGTGGGCCGAACATTAGTGACGCTGAACTCAGACATCTTGAGGGTCAGCGTTATTTAGTTGGCCTCATTGAGAGGCGCATCAAACATGCAGAAAAGGTAAAATCTAATGAGTGAAGCAACAGATAATGCGGAAGCTCCTGCTGAAGCAGTAGCAGAAACACCTGAAGCCGTAGCTGTAGAACGTCCAGAGTGGCTTCCAGAAAAGTTTAACACACCAGAGGATCTGGTTAATTCTTACTCTTCTTTGGAAAGCAAGCTGGGTAAAAGCGAGGAAGACTTACGCACTTCTATTATTGAGGAACTGGAGACTGCTGCAACTGAGGGTGTGCCTCAAGCGGCTGGTGAGTACAAAGTTCCTGAAGAATATATGGCAGAGGGCGAAGAACTTAGTTATGAGTTTCTGGAGAAGTATGGGGAGTTTGCCCATAAGAACGGTTTTAATCAGGAAGAGTTTGAGACTGGTCTTCAGGATATTATTAATATGGTTCCTTCTGGCCCGGACATTGAAGAGGAAAGTAAAAAGCTAGGCGAAAACGCCAATGCCCGTATTGAGGCTGTTGGTCTGTGGGCGCAGAAGTTTTTTCCTGAAAATCTAGGGTCAGAAATCATGCGTATTGGACAAACTGGTGATGGTGTTATTCTGCTAGAAACAGTGATGAACGCTTTGAATGAAACACCTATATCCAGTGATGCTGTCAGCCCATCTCGTCTTTCACAGGATGATTTGAACACAATGATGAAGGATCCGAGATATTGGAATCCAACCCAGCGTGATCCTGCCTTCATTAAAGAAGTGGATGAAGGGTTTAGAAAGCTATTCAAATAGGTTGCAAAAATGCAACTAATCAGGCATTATCTCTTGTGATAGGCCCGTATGTAGCTGATAGCCCCCTTGGGATAACTAGATGAGGCGATGACGGACAACCAATCCTGAACTGTAATTGTAACTTTTTTAAGGACTGTAAAGATGGCTAATACTATTGACCAAGCCTTTATTACGCAGTTTGAAACTGAAGTGCATCTTGCTTATCAGCGTATGGGGTCTAAACTTCGTAACACTGTGCGCCAAGCAACCAATGTCACTGGTTCAACTGCTCGTTTCCAGAAAATTGGTAAAGGCGTTGCCAACACCAAATCTCGGAACGGTGATGTAACAAGCATGGAGCTTGTACATACAAATGTAACCGCAACTCTGACGGATCATTTTGCTCCCGAATACATTGACAAACTTGACGAACTCAAAACAAACATTGATGAGCGTCAAGCTGTTGCTCAATCGGCGGCATATGCTCTGGGTCGTAAGACTGACGAGTTGTTGATTACTGCTATGGATGCTGGTGCTAACAGCACACAAATCCACGACACAAGCTCGGCTCTTGAAAAAGCTGACCTGTTGTCACTCTTTGAAACCTTTGGCGGTGCTGACATTCCAGAGGACGGTGGACGTTACCTTGCGATGAACTCGAAGGGTTACGCTGATCTGTTTAACATTACAGAGTTTGCTTCTAGCGACTTTGTAGGTGAGCAGAATCTTCCGTTTGCTGGTGGCATGACCATGAAAGAATTCCTTGGCTTCAAGGTATTCTCAACTTCAGCCGTATCTGCTGGTAAGTCTTTTGCTTATCACACCTCTGCTGTTGGTCTTGCTGTTGGTTCAGATGTATCTACTGAAGTGAACTATGTTCCACAGAAAGTAGCCCATCTGGTAACTGCTCACATGTCCATGGGTGCTATTGTTATTGATGACAATGGTGTCTATGAAGTTCTTGACAATAACTAAGGGGACTGATTATGGCATACGCTTCTTCTGGACTTACCAACCTTGCATCAGCTTCAGGTGTAAACCTGTGGCACTACACAACCACTGATACTATTGCTACTGTAAATACTGCAAATTATTTTAATGATGCAGTAGGCATGATCGGTGCAAATGATGTAATCGTTGCTGTAACTTCAACAGGTGGTACACCTGCTGTGACACTGACTTACGCAAACTCAGTAACGGCATCAGCTATTGACGTAGTTGATGGTCTGACTGTAACCGCGACAGACAGTGACTAATAAGGATGAGGGGGGAGCAATCCCCCCTCTGACCTATTATGGCATCTACAGCATCGAACTCAGCTATTGATATTTGTGCAAGGGCTTTGATCCTAATCGGGGCAGAGCCTATTACCTCATTTGATGATGGTACTACTGAGTCACTGGTTGCTGTAAATATGTATGAGGATATTGCTCGTACAAACCTTTGCTCTTCTCGCTGGAGATTTGCAACTGAGCAAAAGCAACTGAGCGAACTTACCAACGCTCCTAGTGGTCGTTATGATATAGCGCACCAGCTTCCAAGCGATTTGCTTATGCTCCACGCTCTCACTGTAAGTGATATAATCTTTGAATATCAGGTTTATGGTGACAAAGTATTTTCTGATATTAGTTCTGGTCAGGTTGTGATTGCTGATTATACATATCGCGCACTTGAGATTGACTGGCCTTCTTACTTTACGATTGCGGTAGAGTACGCAATGGCTTCTGTATTTGCCGGAAGCATTGCACGAGATCCAAATCTAATACAACTTATGGAAAGCAAGTATGAAGTTGCCATGCGTAAAGCAAGGTCACTTGATAGTCAGCAACAGACTTCTCGCAAACTTGCAACATCGAGGTTTACTGCTGAAAGGAGAAGCTGATGCAAAGGATAAAGATTCCTATCAACAGCTTTGAGTTTGGCGAACTGAGTCCCTCGTTTACCTCCCGTGTAGATACTGAAGTATACAAAGCTGGTGCTAGCACAATTAAGAATCTTTCCATTCTTACTGAGGGTGGTCTGAAGAAACGCCCCGGCACGAGCCGGATTGCGGCATTTAGCAGTCCTGCTGTATCTACAGGTAGGTTTGAGTTGCGCCTTGAGCCTTTTGTTTTTTCTGATGACGAAAGGTATATCTTTGCATTTAGCAACGCTAGATTAGAAGTATTCCAAATTAACCCTACTACTGGTGCGGTAACTAGCATCCAAACGATTACTCAGGATGTAAACTCTGCCGCCCTGCCTTGGACAACAGCGCGTCTTGAGCAGTTTTCTTATGCAACTAATGGTGACTTTATGTTTGTGTGTCACTCTCAGTTTGCACCACGAGTTATTGTAAGAACTGGACTGACTACCTTTCAGGTAGAAAACTTTGAGTTTGATACCTTTGCTGGTAACACAAAAGTTGGTCAGCCTTATTATGATTTTCAAGGTAATGGCGTTACTATTACACCCTCTGCAACAAGTGGAACTGGTGTTACACTAACAACAAGTTCTGCATATTTTACGAGTGACCATGTTGGATCGTATATTAAAATACATGACACCCATTGCGAAATTACAGCCTTTACAAGCTCTACAGTGGTTACGGCTACAGTATATGGAACGATTAGAAAGCAACTATCTATTGATGCTCTCCACACGGTCAATGGCAGTAATAGAGTGGTTGTCACACATCCTAATCACGGCCTATCGGCAAGTGCCACTGTTACTATTGATCGTGCTGATACTGTTGGCGGTATTAATGCAAACTCTATTAATGGTAGTCGGACGATTGCTGAAATTATTGATGACAATACTTACGAGATTACGGCGGGTGCAACTGCCAATTCAAGTGAGATTGGTGGTGGATCGCCTCGTGTCGCAAGCACCGGAGCGACTACAGACTTTCAAGAACAAAGTTACTCAACTGTACGAGGATTCCCTCAAGCGGTAACATTCCACGAAAATAGACTGTGGTTTGGTGGCACACCTTCTCAGCCAGACTTTCTTTGGGCATCCAAGTCTGCTGACTACTTTAACTTTGCTTTGAATGATGCACGAGATAATGATGGCATTGAAATCAATGGTGGCTTTGGTGCGTTTAGTCAGGTTAAGCATCTAGTCTCTAATCGTGACTTGCAAGTATTCGGAACGTCTTCAGAGGCGTATGTTCCTGCTTTGACAGAGCGTCCGATTACACCAACTAATGCACAGGTAAAGCGTCAGACAGCTTTTGGTGCGGCAGATCTCAAGCCTCAAGCGTTTGATGGAACCACCATATATCTGCAAGCAAATGGTAGGATGGTAGGTTCATATCTCTATAATGATGCTGAACTTGCTTACAACACCAGCAACATTGCTGTGACTGCACCACATCTTGTAAAGAACCCAACTCAGGCAACTGTTGTGCAGGGTGGGTTTAACAGACCAGAAAGTTATATTTACTTTGTGAATCCAGATGGAACGCTTAGTACGTTTTACTCACTGAGGTCAGAGCGTAAGGCTGGCTGGGCACAATGGTCAACTAACGGCAAGTTCCATAGCATTTGTACTGTGGGTCAGCGTTTGTTTGTAGCTGTGCAAAGAGACAATGGCTCTGGCTCTAATGCTTACTATCTGGAGGAAGTGCTTGAGGGTATCCCGATGGATTACTCTAAAGAGTATTCCGGGTCTAATGGTGTCTTTACTGTATCTGGTGAGTTTGCAAATGGCGCAACTGTGAAGGTTGTAAGCGGTACAGACTATCTTGGAGAGTATACTGTATCTGGCGGTCAGGTAGATGTGTCTGCTGTTAAGTCTGTATCTACTGCATATATAGGCTATCAGTTTGATATTGAACTTGTGACCCTGCCGATTGATGCAAACATCCAGACTGGTGTTATGACCAGTGACCCACGCCACATTGTGATGGTTACTCTTGATTTGGTTGATACACTTTCTGTATCTGTAAATGGCAAGGATCTTGTTATAAGATCTGTTACTGATGATTTTTCTCTTGCACGAACCAAGTTCAATGGGAGAAAAGAGTTTAGATTGTTGGGGTATAGT